GCAGACCAGCAACCCGGCGGTGATCGAGGCGGCATTTGCCCATGACCAGGAGGCTGACGCTGTCAATGAGCTGGTCGCTCAAGCAGTGGCCGCTGACATGGAAGTGCTGGACATTCCCGAGGTGGCTGAGCTGGCGCCGACAACCGAGCTGTTTGCTGTGCTGCTGCCGGGCAAGGACAAGCCGCACTCAGTTCACAACACCCTGGAAGAGTGGCAGGATGCCTATGAGGCCATTGCAGAGAAGACTGCCATGGCCACCAAGACCCCGGCACGGGAGCGTATGACCAAGCTGCGTGAGCTGCGTGAGCTCAATGAGCCCACCATCGGCAAGGTTGAGATGATTGCGCGGATCCGGCACACCGCTGCTTACAGCAAGCGCATTGGTGCGCTGGGAGCCGCGCAGTAATCAGGCTTGGGTGCTGCTGGTCATGGTGCCAGCAGCGCTTGCCACCTCGGTCACCCGCCTGCCCCAGCCTTTACCAAAGGTTGGCCAGGTCGGCAAACCCTGTAAAAAATTCATCCGCTTAAATGAGTACGCAGACACCAGCTCGGCAGGCTCCAAGGCCAGCACAGCCTTCATGGTGCCGGGGCCAATGGCACCGTCAGCCGTCACGCCCACCACCTCTTGCAGCCACTTGGCAGCCCGACCTGGGCCGCTGTTGATAGCAGCATCGAACACCGCATAGTCCACGCCAGCCGGTAGCTCATCGCCTTTGATCTTGTCCCAGTACTTGGCGCGATACATGGGCCCGACGATCTCAGGGGTCAGGTTGCGCATGGCCTGCTCATCAACATCATGGCCAACCCACTCCTCCCAAACCCGCTTGGTCACGCCAAGGTTGGTCATGCCGCCGGGGTCTTTCGGGTGATTCACATAGCCGCCCTCATGGTGGAGGACAGCAGCCAGTGCGGAGTCAAAGTTTTCTTTCATTTCACTGGCCCTGCCTTAGAGAGTAAATCGGTCTTGGCTTGTGAGCCAGCGCTTGATCCAAAATAGTAGGCAATGATGCCTGTCCATGCCGTGCCAAGACTGCCCAGCATCATCAAGATGGCAGGGTTGCTGTCATCCAGCTTGTTGAAAAACATCAGCGTCATGATGGCAAAGAACCCTACAGTGACAGAGCCAGCCAGTAGCGGTGGCATCAGGCTTCTGGTGGTGGCCTGCATCTCCCGCGCTGACTTCCTGTCCTCAACCTCCAGCTTTTCAAAGTTGAGGCCAAGCTCTTGCGCTTGCTTTTGCAGTTCAATCTCGGCCATCTTGACCTGGGCTATCTGCTCTGCTGACAGCTTGTTGTTGGAGATCAGGTCGCCCACCTTGTCGGGGTCAACACCGATGGCCTTGGAGATAGCAGACACAGCCATGCCAGCCAGTGGGCCACCCATTGCCGTGGCAATGGTGGGCGCAATTTGTTTTAACCAATCCATATTTGATCTTCCTAGAAGGGGAGTTTAGAAACTAAAAAATTGACGATCTTTTTGGAATCATTGACAGGCAAGATGTAGAGCAGGTCTAGGAACCAATCAATCGCAAGAGCAGCAGCGCAGCACTTGATAAAACGATCACACCCAAGTCGCCAGTCCTTGCCAACATCAAACCACTTGAGTAGACCGAACACATCAACCACACCTTCCTGTTTTTTCGCAAAAGTCTATGAGTTCGCCCACGCCAAAAATTGCAAAGACCACTACAAGAAAAATAAAAACTGCTGCAAAAGCAATCTCAACAATCTCTTGTTCTTTTTCTTTGCGCTTCTTCTCATCTGCTTTGGCTTGTCTTGCAAGGTGGGCGTCTTCCCTATCCATCTCCGCAGCTCTAGCCTTGATCCGATTCCAGGTCAAAATATTTCCGGTCTGCATGTACAAGAGCTCCAACTCTGACTCGAGCTTGGCGGTCTGCATGAGCGCATTTTCGATCTGCATTGCCACGCCAAAGTTGGACTTGTTGCCTGACCTCTTGGTCTCAACCATCGCTTTGGTCGCCTGACTTTTGGCGTCATACATGCGGCCAATCATCACGCCCAAGCCGCCCAGGTCGTTGGCGACTGCCGCTGCCTTCTTTACAAGGCCTATGGCACTTTGCAGACCCGCTAGCGCTGTAATCGGGTCTATCAAGATTTCTTCTCCCGCCACTTCAGGCACCAGACCAGCAGCCGGTCAGATGACCAGCCCCACCGCACGCACTCAAAGACCGGTGCTGGGGCTTGCGCTGCCGGTGGTGGTGGCGGCAGGGCGTCCATGATCAGAGTAGGATTTTCTTCAGCAGTTCAGCGGCAAAGCCTGGGCCAAGCAGCGTGACCGCAATCAACGCATAGAGGATGTACTCAATGCGGCTCATGCGCTTGCTGCCTGACTCAAACGACCTCTGGATTTGTGCGTATCTCATGGCACAAATCTCTTCGTGCGTGGCTAGCTTGGCGTCTGTGGCGTCTATCTGGTTCATGCCAGTTGCTCATCAGTTGGTCGTGCAAGGGTTGGGTGTTCCCACTTGGTTATGTATTCCCCACGCCCGTCAGAGTCATTCTGGAAACGGATGTACTCCACCATTTCTTGGTCAGTGATTTGTGGATACAAGGATAATATTTTTTCGTAAAGAGTCATGCTGCCCTCACTAAACAAGCCGTAAAATAAGTTGCACCCGAATTAGCCACTACAACATTATTTGATGTCGCAGCATATTGGTACCCATATCCTTCTATGTAGTCTGTTGTTCCATTTAAATAAACAAGCGTTGATATAGATGCGCGTACACCACCTACTGTTTGAGGGTATGCTGTTTGACCATTTTGATAGAAAGAACCGTTCTTGTAAATTTGCGCGGAAAAAATATTGCCGTTCCAAAAATTAACTTGCAAACAAACATTAACTGAGTAGTACCCAGCTACATTTGGTGTAAAACGACTAGATGAAAAACAATTGGCGGTATCAAATAACTCAACATCAAAAGTTACTTTTACATCCGTGTTTGCAGTTAGAGTGGTTGTTGTACTCGGATAAGCACTAAACGCTGGGCCGTTGCCAGCCACATTGGTAGCCAGCATTGCTTGAGACACTACTGCGGTGCTACCAGTGGTCAGCACAGTGCCAGTAGCATCTGGAAGTGTCAGCGTCCTGTTCGTGTTGGTAGCCGGTGGCGTGATGGTGATGATGCCCGTGCCGCTTTGCGACAGCATCTCTATTTGACTTGCTGCAAGTGTTCCGTTAGCCATTAGCTGCTCCTTGAGTGGTTGGCACAACATATGGTGCTGGAGGATTGGGGTCAGTGAAAACGCCATCAGCGTAAAGCCAACCAACCGAAGCCCACAATTCTGGAATTGCTACCGAGCCTTCTTCAAAAGCAGGCGGCGTACCTATCGGTTGTTCTGCGTATTCCACCGCATTTAAAACAACACCGTCTTTGACAATTGCATATCTTTGCATGATTACCCCTTAAAAGAACGCGGTAATAAAGATTACGCCCGAACCGCCAGCAGCCCCAGTTGTGCTTGAGCCGCTGCTACCGCTTCCCGCTGCGCCAACTGCATAAGAATAAGAAGAAGAAGGGCTGGTAATTAGTGCTTCAATATAAGCGCCAGCACCGCCGCCGCCGCCGCCTTCTCCTGAAGATGTCCAATCTGTACCGCCGCCGCCTCCACCAGCGCCAGTATTTGGGATGCCTGCAACACCGTTATTTCCAGTATTTGCAAGTCCTGCGCCGCCAAATGCGTTACTTCCACCAAAGCCAAATCTTAAGTTAGCGCCGTTTGCCGCTCTGTTGTATCCTCCAGCAGAACCAGCGCCGCCAGATAAAGCAAGACCTGAAGCATTATTTGTAGCAGAGCCACCATTGCCTCCAGAAGAACCGGCAAGACCTGCACCACCACCAGTACAAGTTAACAGAGAACTTCCAAAAGTTGTAGTTCCTCCTGCGCCTCCATTGCCTCCACCGCCTTGCGTTCCAGCGCCACCGCCGCCACCACCGCCAGCCATTTTTACGGTCAAATACTTGGCCCCTGTAGGAACCGTGTATGTACCTGAGCCGCTTGTGTATACGGTTGCTTGAGGATTTGCATACAAAGCAAGCGTGCCAGTT